CTGCTGCCCTTCACCAGCCACAGCCTGTTCGCCTACGACATCGAGATCAACGACCCGACCGGGGCCTCCGGCATCGCCATGATCCCCGGCGGCGTCATCAATGATCGATGTTCGGTCGAGGTTTACACCCGCAACTCCATCGGCCAGCCGCAGCGCATGATCGCCACCGGGCGGATCGACCTGACCGGCCACGCCTATCGGTCTTCGGGTCCTCTCGGGCCCGCCTCCTATCCACAGGGCCCCCAGGGCCCTGCGGGCCCCGCTGGTACGCCTGGCGTGCCGGGGGACCACGGAGAGCCCGGCGAGCGCGGATCGCGCTGGTACACCGGCGCAGGGGCTCCGGCGGTGGTCCCGGACGAAAGGGTGGACGGCGACATGTGGCTGGACGAGGCGACCGGCGACGTGTGGCGCTGGGATGCCGCGACCGCGGCGTGGCTGGGCTACCGGAGGGTGTGACAGGTGGCTTGGAACCCGGAAACCAACATCAAGGGCCCGGCTGGCGTGCAGGGGGTGCCGGGGCCTACCGGGCCGCAGGGCGTCCCCGGCGGCCCAGGCGCGACGGGGCCAGCAGGACCAGAAGGGCCGGAAGGCCCGCAGGGGCCGCAGGGCGAGCCGGGCACCAGCGGCGGCGTCCCTGAGGCCCCGGTCGATAACGTCGCCTACGCGCGCAAGAACGCGGGCTGGGTGCCGGAGTTGAGCGGCGGCAGCGCCGCTGCGTCGGGCATCACGTTCACGCCTGCTGGCAACATCGCCGCGACTGACGTGCAGGCTGCGCTTGCGGAGGTGGATGCCGAGAAGCTCGCACTGACCGGCGGCACGCTGAGCGGCAACCTGACGATCGATCGTCCGGTCGGCAACATCTCGTTCACCATGAATAAGCCAATGGCGGGCACCGCCTGCTTTGTGATTGGCAAGATGGCGACTAAGAACCGCTGGCTGTTTTCTCTAGGCGACAGCGCCCCTGAAAGCGGCGGCAACGTCGGCTCCAACTTTCTAATCGAGGCCTACAGCGACACGGGCGGCTTTCTCGGCGAGGCCATGTCGATCTCGCGCTCCGACCGGCGGATGACGCTGGCGGGCGCTCCAACTGCTGCAAACCACGCCGCCACCAAGGCGTACGTTGACAGCAAGCCAGCGGGGCCGACCATCAGCGACACGCCGCCTGTATCGCCAATCGACGGGCAGATGTGGTGGAAGAGCGACACCGGCGTTCTCTACGTCCGCTACAACGACGGCGACAGTTCACAGTGGGTGCAGGCGGTAGCAACGCCTGTGCCGCTGGCGGCGGCTCCGCTCGATGCGCTGGCCTACAACGGGATGCAGATCAATGGCGGGATGGACATCAACCAGCAAGGCCTAAGTTCTGTAAACACTAACAACGCTAGTCCTTGCGATGGTTGGTGGTTGTTCTTTGGTGGCACAATGGCAATCGGTGCCGCTGGTGGGCCTCTTATTTTTATTCCAGGCTTTGGTGGGTTGCTTTATCTGTCGGTGGGAACAGCGCAAGCATCATTAGGTGCCAACGATCACGCTGTTCTCGCTCAGCGCATCGAGGGGTATCGCATTGCACGATTGGCTTGGGGTACGGTAAATGCTCAACCACTGACTGTTGCATTTTGGAGCGCACACGTCAGGCCGGGGGTTTATTCAGGCACTGTTCGCAATAATGCTGGCAACCGAACTTACGCCTTCACCTACACGCAAGCTGTTACAAACGTTCCACAGTACAATGTCATCACGGTGCCAAAATGCGTCGATGGTGTGTGGGACGCTATAAACGGTGTTGGGCTGTCGATTACGTTTGCTGCCGCTGCGGGTGCCAACCATGTCGCACCAGTAGCAAATGCTTGGTCAGCCGGGAATTATCTTGCAGCACCGGGTCAGGTGAACGCTGTTGGTTCGACCGCCGATGTCTTCCGCATCACGGGCGTCACCGTTCTCCCCGGCATCTACGCGCCAACCGCCGAACAATCGCCACTCATCATGCGGCCCTACGATCAAGAGCTGGCGACGTGTCGCAGGTATTTTCAGACTTACAATAATCTGCTTCTACAGGGGAACAACTCCTCTGGCGCTCCAGTTTACAACTCATTTCCGCTGTCCCCGGTAATGCGAAGCGCCCCAACGCTCAGTTCATCTGGGACACCGGCAGCCTATAATATGACCGGGCTGACCGCTGGCCTCTGCACACCAAATCTAATTCGCTGGCAAGCCAGCATAACAACTACGGGGTACGGCTATATCGACCCCAGCACTACAATTGCGGACGCGAGGCTGTGATGGGCATCAATTTTCCAGCAACGCCCGCGGTCGGCGAGCTTCACCCCAACCCGGCGCAAGCAGGCATCCCGCAATACAAGTGGGACGGCGCGACCTGGGTCACCGTCGCGGCTGCGGGCGACACCGGCTACGTCAAGCGAACCGGCGACATCATGTCGGGGCTGCTGACGTTGAGCGGCAACCCGGTCGGCGCGCTCGATGCGGTGCCGAAGCAATACGCCGCGCCGCTCGATGCGCTGGCGTACAGCGGGATGCAGATCAACGGCGGCGTGGAGATTAGTCAGCAACATGGCGGTAACACTATTGCGGTGACCAACTACGCCTCCACCCCCGTAATGGATGGGTGGCGTGCAGCGGCTGGTCACGCATCAGCAACCTTTACTGTGAACCTGCTTGATACAGGAACGGCGACGCTCGCTAGCGGCGTTTATTTTCCTCGCGTCCTTGGTTTTGGGGCTACTGCTGCAATGCCCTCTGTGGGTGCAGCCGACTTCGCCTATCTTGTTCAGCCTATCGAAGGCTATCGCACGTCTCGTTTAGGCTGGGGAACGGCAGCAGCGAGGCCGCTCACGATAGCTTTCTGGGTTAGTCCACCCGTATCTGGAACGCTCGCGGTTGCTGTCCAAAACAAAACGAACAGTCGCAGCTACATTGTGGACGTGCCTGTTGTTGCAGGATGGCAATATAAGACAGTCACTATTCCCGGCGAGACGAGCGGAGCGTGGGAGAAAGGCAGCGAAACTGGCATATCTCTCTACTTTAGCTCGATGGCTGGCTCAAACTATCGCGCAGCCGCCAACACTTGGCACGCCACCAACGTCTTTACGACAGCAGCCACTACTAACTTTTTCACCGCCCAAGGCAACACCATCTTCATTACAGGTGTCGTCGTCCTCCCCGGCATCTACGCGCCGACCGCCGAGCAATCGCCGCTCATCATGCGCCCGTATAATCAGGAGTTGGTGACGTGCCAGCGGTACTATGAAAAGGGCGTGGAGCCGCTCCTGTATAGGAACAGCCCTCTCGGGGTGACTGCGGCTTACGACGAGGTGCGGTTTGTTGCAACAAAACGTGCCGCGCCAACTATCAGCATCACCGCTACTTGGGAGTACTACTCTGGCGCAACGAATACGCCGTGGGCACCAACTGGTATCGGGCCTTATTTTGATAAGTTCACTTTCAATTGTATCGGCGCGACAAACTGGTGCGGTTGGACAGGCGCAGGCACTTGGGCAGCGGACGCGAGGCTGTGATGGGCGAATATCAACTCACCGACACCGACGTTGTGATCCGCACCGAAGATGGTGCGAGCATCCCGAACGATCCCGCCAATCGCGACCGCGCCGAGTACGAAGCATGGCTCGCCGACGGCGGCGTGCCCGACCCATACGTTCCGCCCGAGCCGGAGCCCTTCGTGGACGCCAATGCGAGGCTCGACGCCGGTGTCGTTGCCGCAACGCTCACGGTCGCCGTGGCGGCGCGCGATGCGCTGCACGCCATGCCCTCGACATTCAACGCCACCAATTTCGTCGGGCTGCTGGCGCAGATGAAAATCCTCAGCGACAGCTATGTGGCGATGCTGCAAGCCCACGCCGCACCACCGTCAGGGCCCGTGCCGGAGCAATGAAGACGCTCGCCGCTACGCTGCTGGTTCTTGCGCTAGGAGGCTGCGGCACCTACCGCAACTCCATTGGCGGCAACGGCGACGGCGACGACGTGATTATCGTGAGGCCCCCGAACGTCTATTCGCGGGGCGACGTGGACGCCATCAACGCCGAGACACAGTGCCGGGCCTTGGCGCGAAGTATGCTGGAAGCACAACGCTGCGGGATACGGAGGTAGCTATGATTGCCACCCTGGTTCACTTGGTCATCTATCTGCTCGTCGTCGGCGTCATCGTGTGGCTGCTGATGTACCTGATCGACTACATCCCGGTGCCCGCGCCGTTCAACCGGGTGGCGCATATCATCATCGTGGTGGTCAGCGTGCTAATCGTTATCTTTCTGATGCTCGGCCTTATCGGCGAGGGCCCCGCTTTGAGGCTCGGAAGATAGCGGCACGTCGCACTGCGACACATACGGGTGGGCGCATTGCGGGTACTCCGCCGGGAACATGTGCGCCGTCTCGTTCCAGCCGCAGACCGCGCATGGGATGCCGTGTGACATCGGAAAACTCCCTTGGCCTATAAAGAACGGGCCCCGTCCAATTTTGGACGGGCCCGAACTACGCGAGACTTACTGCGAAGCCGGAAAATCTGGGGCGAGCGGCCCCGACGCGATCTCCGGCGGTCTGGGTTCGGGCTCGGGCTTGGTCCCGAGTGGCGGCAGCGGCACCAATCCCTGGAAACACGCCGCGAACGCCATGTAGTTCATGCTGTCCACATAGTTATCCAGCTTCTCGGGCGAACTCTTCGCCCGGATCAGCTTCACCGCGTGCAGGATCATGGCGACATCGCGCGGGGTCAGAGCCTTGCCGATGATGACCGACGCCACGGCGGCAGCCTCACGGAAGTTCTGCTCCAGGTCGTTCGCCCTGTCGTAGTCGAGCCCTCGGGCATTGATAAGCTCGAAGGCGTGCCGAAGCAGGTCGCCCGGGTAGGGTCTGTGCGGGGTGTTTGACATCAGAACGGTGCGCCCGAACCCGTACCCTCGGACACCACGCCGTCGTCGAACGCCGACGAGGCGGCGGGCCGACCGTCGAGCCGCTGACGGCCTTCGCTCTGGACGATCTGAATGTGGTTCAGGCCGAACGAGACGCCCTTGCGGCCCGTGTGGGACCACGCGAACGGCACGATGTTGGCGCGGACAAGCTGACCGGACCAAACTTCCTCCGGGAGCAGAATGTCCTGCCGGTTCACGTCCACCACACCGGGCTTGTTCTTCGACCACGGGCTGATGAAGGTGTGGCCCTTGTGGTAGCCGTCGTAGGACTTCTCACCGGCATCGCGGAACGGCATCGCCACGTTCTTGAGCGGAGTAGCCGCGCCCCACTCTTTGTGGACGGCTTCGATGCAGGCGTCCTGCATCGCCTTGTAGGCAGCCGTCTTCTGCTGCACCGGGTCGAAAATCAGCGAACACGAATAGACGGCGGGACCGCCTTCGGCGCGCGGGCGTGGCGTGAAGATGTTGGCGAACGAGAGGGTAGCGTAGGGGGTATTGAGGTTAGCCATGATCTAACTCCTGGTTTCTGATCTAGTGAGCGGGATTACTCTACGTCGAAATAAAACCCCTGTCAACCGGCAATGCTGGGGGTGTTTATGGCGAGGTAAGCGACCCCGGCGGGCGTGATCCGGCAGAGGTACGCCGCCTTGCCGAACGGGGTGTTCTTGCGCCCGCAACGCTCGATGAATTTGAGGCGGCGAAGATCGCTGCAACGCTGATGGCCTGTCCAGCCGACGCGGGCGTACGCTTCTTCATCCAGAAGATGCAGCCCCGTCTTGTAGGCGTGCAGCACGAAAAGGGCTTGATCCGTGAGGTTGAGCGGCACCGCCAAATGCGAAGTATCGGGGTCGGTGCTGCGGGCGTGGGTGTTGGGCGGGGCATAATCATCGGGGGGCTTGGGCATCAGCTTGCTCCATCATCGAACACCGCCGCGGCGTGCGACTGGTGCTTGCCTGCGAAAGCCGCGCACTCGGTCTTCCGCACGCACCAGCGGCAATGAGCGCCTGCGGTTTCGGTTTCGTCCCCGGCGGCGATGCGCTCCAGCACCGGCTGCACCTCCGTGGATCGCCAGTCGAACAGGGTTCTCAACGTCGTCGTGTGGGTGCGGAGCGGCGTGTCGCCGATGCGGGGCTGGCAAATCGTCAGATCGACGCGGGTGTCGAGCGCCGTGACCCCGAGCAGCCCGGCGAACCCCAGCGCGTAAAACCGCAACTGCGGCCCGGAGGGCTCGACGGCAACGCCCTTGCCATACTTGAGATCGACGATGTGCAGGTTGCCCTTGGCATCGCGCACCCCGCAATCGAGCGTGCCCCAGACCAGGCCGAAGGTGTCCGGGACCTGGATGCGCTTTTCGAGGACCACATCCGAGAAGGGCCCCATCAGGCTCTGGATGTGCGAGACGTAGGGGTTCAGGGCCCGGCACATGCCGGGGCTCACGACGTACTCGTCGCCCTCGACGGTAACCTTGTCGGGCAGGAAAATATCTCCGTTCAGGATCAGGTCGGCAACCGCGTGCGCCGCCGTGCCCTCGCGAGCGAACTTCGACGACGGGCGCGTCATGCCCTTGGTCTTGGTGACGCTGGCAGCGCACGCCATCCACATCGACGCGGACGACGGCGAGCAGGCGGCGTGCTGGCTCATTGCGGCTTGGCCCCGTCCGGGTTGGCGCGCTTCGCCAACTCGGTCAGCAGCGCCGCGATGCGCTTGGCGTCTTCGAGCGGGATGGAGCCCTCGCGGACACCCAGCAGCAGCCGGGTGTCCGCTTGGGCAAGGTACTCCCGCAGGGCGGTTTGCAGGTCACTCATCGTTCCCTCGTTGATGGCTGTTCAAGAGCCGCCTTGATCGCCGCCCGCAACTCAGCGGGCGGAGGGTTTTTCCCGTAGTCCGTCTCTCGCCACCAACGCTGACGCAATTTCAAAGGCAGGAGAAACCATTGCTCCGTATTGAAGCCGCCCCCCACCAGCGTCATCACGACAGAGCCCCGTGGTCGATTGCTTCGCGAATAGGAACGAAGGCATCGGGGGGAAGCTCCCGGAAGCTCTTCGCGCCGTTGCCGAACCGCGACAGCAACTCGAACACCTCCTTCTGGAAGCCGTTGGCGTACGCCGCCTGGAGGTCGTCGATGGTCTTCTGGCGAATGGCGACGATCTCGGCGGGATCGAGCGGCTGGCCGGGCTCCTTCAGCGTCGGCGGCAGCGGAAGCGGCTGCTGCTTCGGCTCCGGGGCGGCCTCGACCGGGGCAGCCTTGGCGGGCTTGGCAGCTTTCTTCGGCTGCGCCTTGGCCTCGGCGAGCCGCGCCTGCGCCGCTGCCCCCAGCCGCGCGTCGTTGGCGAGTTGCTTGGCGGTGCGGGGTTTCTTGGGCGCTCCAGCGTCCAAGATTTCGCGCACTGGGATAACCTCGGGGATAACTTCAGGGCTCGGCTCAGGGCTCGGGCCCTGGGCTTTCTGCTTGGCGGGTTTTTCAGGTGCGCTCGCGGCAGGCGCTTGCCCGCGCAAGCGCCGCAGAAAACTTTCTTCGAGCGTGGCGTCCATCTGGTTGAGGATGTCGTCGAGGGTGTCGCCTTCAAAGGTAAGTTTCACGTCGTAGCTCCTTCGTGGGTTGTTGCGGGGTCTGGGTTGTCGAAAAGCTGTGTAAACTCGCGGGCCTTGCGGGCCAGCAGCGACTGAATGAGGTCGTCCACGGTGCCGCTGGCCGAGAGCAACCGGGCCACCACGCCGTCCTTCTGGCCGATGCGATGCACCCGGCACGCGGCCTGCGCGTTGTCCATCGGCGTCCATGAACTTTCTACGAAAACAACATCGGAGCAGCGGCAATGCTGACCCACCAGCGTGATCGCGGTGCCTGCGGCCTGGATGTTGCCGACGAACACCCGGCAGCGCGGGTCGGTCAGGAACTGGTCGATGGCCGCGAGGCGTTCCTGCGCCGACGAGCCGCCGGTGAGAACCGCGGGGCTGTACGCGCCCAGGTGGTTGACGAGGCCCCGGATGACATCGGCGTGATGTGCGAACACCAGGACTTTGCGATCAGCATCCAGCGTGTCGAGCATATCGACGATGTACTCGGTCGCGCCGCGCAGCTTGGCGAGCCCCAGCACCCGGCGCAGCGCCATCAGGCCGGTGTTGCGGCCAAGCACTTGCAACGCTTCGGTAAGAACATCGAGAGTGGCGTTCGCGCCCTCGCCGCCTAGGATCATCTTCACGATGCCCTCGAACTTCGCGGCGTCGGCGGACGGCATCATGGTGTAGTCCAGCGGCACCGGAACGTAATCCCAGTTGATCGCCGGGAGGTCCTTGAAGACTTCGGCCTTGCGGACCCGCGACATGAACGGGCCGACCAGGGTCTTGAGTTGGTCGAGGTTCTTGGAGCCCTCGACGACGCGGATCATCCGCGTGCCGCCGAACGTCCGGTGCGCGATGCGGCAGAACAAATCCTCGAAGTCGAACCGCGACATCCGGGCCTTGCGCGAGCCCTGCAAGCCCTGCGGCCAGCAGATGTCGAGCAGCGTGTAAAGCTCCCCGGCGTGGTTGCGCATGGGGGTGCCGCTAAGGGGCACGATCAGGCCCATGTTGGGGGCGGTGCGGCGCAGCGCCTTGACCCGGTTGGTGTCGGAGGCGTTGAACGCATGAGCCTCGTCGATGGCGGTCAGTTCAAACGGCGCGACGTTGGCGATGGCGTCGGGGATGGTGGCGTCCTTCTGCGACATGCGCCCGTGGCTGACGATATGGTAGTCCGCAGGCACCCGCAGGTCGGAGGCGGCCTTGACGACGATGTAGGTCGCGAGCGGGTCCCACTTTTGTATTTCCCGCGCCCACACCAGCACGGCGGTAGCCGGGCAGACGACCAGCACGCGGCTGGCGGAGCGCAGCTTCGCGGCTTCGATAAAGGTTCTCGTTTTGCCGATGCCCATGTCGTAGCCGAGATAGGTCGGCTTGCCCTCGGCAAGGCGCAGGGCCCCGGCACGCTGGTGCGGAAACAGGTCCTCCGGCAGGGAATAGGTCGTCGCCATCACAGGGGCCTCTGTCTAAGCCCGGGCACGTCCCGGTTCTCGTTGTATTGGACATCGCGCTCGGGCCAGCCGAGTTCGACTTTCACACCCTCGGGGAAGACCCACAGGTGCCACTTGTTCGAGGTGTCCACCTTGCGGCTTTCGGCGGGGTATATCTCGACCGCCTCGCGCTCGGGGCCCGCGATCTGGTTCTTGATTTCCTGCAAATGCCGCCAATCCTTGAACAAACCGCCGTCGCGCCGCCGGATGTTGAGGTGCAGCATCTTGCCGTCCCTGCCGCAGGGGCTGACCTGCACTTGGTACAGGTCGTTGACGAAATAGCAGGAGCGGGCGTGATCCTCATCCAGCCAAGCCCGCGCGTCAGCCTCCGTGATGCCGTAATGCCGCACGGTTTCGGCCACGACCTCGGGGCGAATTGGCCGGAACTCGACGTGGGAAGCCTCGACCAGCGGCTGCCAATATCTCGGTCGGTCCTTATGGCGGGTCACGCGAATATCTCCGGGACGCGGGGGACGACATGCTTGACGTAGTACCAGTCACCAATCAGCAGGGCCTCGGCGCGGTCGCAGTCTTTCTTGCGGCCCAGGCGGGCGTTGAGTTCCGGCCAGCGGTGGATGGCCCGCTGCCGTGCGGTTTCCTTGTCGGCGGGGAGGTTGTGGAACTTCTTCCATTGGTTGGGCGTCACGCGGGCCAGGGGCAGCCGTAGGGCCCCTGTCACGCCGTGGATGATCCCGACACCCATTCCGAATTTAAACGTACTGGCGAGGCCCTGGAGGGGCATAGCGTGGACGTTTTCGACCACTACGGCCCCGACACGCATGTCGGCCAGCGCCCCGGCTAGGGCCGTGGCGTCCAACATGCCGTCCACCACGCGCAGATCGTCCACGAAAACGGGCTTGTCGTCATGGAAGACGGCGATGGCCGCGTGGACGGCCCCAGGGTCGATGGCGGCGAAAATCATGGTCGGTCCTTATGGGCTTACCGCCGCCCCTTACGCTTGGCCTGGTTCCGGGCTCGGCTCTGGCGGCTGACCTGCGCCGCCAAGCTGTGCGGCTGCCGCAGCATGTGGCCCCCGGTCAGTTGGAAATCCCGCACCAGGGCGTCCATCGGGCCCTCGATCAGGCCCGCGTCCATCGCCAGCGCGAACAGCGCAGGGCTCCAGGCCCCCGGCAGCGAGTTGCGGGACGACCAGCCCTGAACGGTGTCGGCTCCCGGCGGGAAGAAACCCTTCGCCATGAGCTTCTCCGTGGTCGGGCCGACGCCGCCCAGTCTCTCGATCATGGCCCGCACCTTCCAAACCGGAGGGGTGGGCTCGAAAATGGTCCTGTCGCGCTTCGGCATCAGTCTGTCTCCACTAGTTTCACGATCTTGTACGAGGTGGTCTTGAGGAACGGGGCAACGGCAGCCTCGCCGAACGCTTCGGTGATCGCCTTGCGGTCCAGCGTCTCGCGCACCTGGGGGACGAGGACGGCGGTGTGCTGGTCGCCCTTCAGGCTCGCGCCTTCGGCCAGCAGTAGGTCGCGCAGCCGGTCGTGCTGCTTTTCGAGGATTTTCATTTCCTCGCGCACGGCGGCGAGTTCGTCGGCGGGGTGGATGTTTGTTAGCTTTTCCGGGGTTGTCATCGCGGGGTTCCTTTCGGGGTTGGATTGAACATATACTTCACAACGTCATTGTCAAACCCTTTTTTAAGGAGTACCTTTTCAATTCAAATCAGGAGAGAGCAAACATGCGAATGACGGCATCCAAGGACATAGAAGACCTATTGAACGCCAGCGGCGTGCCGTGGCGCGTCGATGAGGGCACCAAGCATCTGCACATAGTCGTTGGCGGTCGGCTGGCGGCGATCCTGCCCAAGGGCCGACAGCTACGTTGGGACAAGGGCCGGGGCCACAAGAACGTAGTCGCGCAAGTTCGCCGCGCCATTCGGGCGTGCGGCGGGGAGACGGCAAATGGTTGACCCCACCGAAAACGAGCGGCTCGCCAACGAGGTCGGGCGGTTGCGGGAGCAGATAGCCCATGTCCGCCAGTCGCTGCTGGAAATCTGTGACGGCAGCAACTGGCCGGAATACGCCCAATCGGGCGACGGCTACAAAGCCTACAGCGAGATCACTGAACAGCTTCACGAGATCGTCCCGGAACTGTCCGCCAAATGACCAAGCCCATCTACGATCTGCACCTGGACTTCGAGACGTACTGCGACCTGGACCTGAAAGCGGTCGGCGTCCGCGAGTATGTCTCGCACCAGTCGTTCCGCGTCATGGCGGCGGCGTGGCGGACGGACTTCAAGGGCACAACGTCGCAGTCGCAGGTAGCGACTTCGGCCTACCATATCCCGACGGCGCTGGAGGTGGCGCTGGTAAGCTCTGACGTGCGAGTTCACGCCTGGAACGCCGCGTTCGAGACGGCGGTGCTGGACCGGCTCGGCATCGCCACGGCACACCCGCTGTCATGCACCATGCAACGAGCCCTGGCCTATGGCTTGCCCGGTAAGCTGTCGGAGACGGCAGCCGCGCTCGGCGTGGCGGCGCAGAAGGACATGGCGGGGCATCGTCTGATGCTGCGGATGTCGCGGCCCCTCAAACCGGGCGATCCGCCGTGGGAACTGGCGCAGTACACCATGCTCGCAAAATACTGCGAGAAGGACGTGGACGCCGAGGCGGCGGTGGCGGCGTGCATCCCCGAGTTGCCGCCCGACGAGCAGGAACTGTCGGCGCTCGACGCCGCCATGAACACTGGCGGCGAACTGGGCGTGGATCAGGCCCGCGTGCTGGCGCTGCAAACGGCAGCGGAATACGCCACCAAGCACGACGCGGCCCGCTGCGCGGTGCTGACCGGCGGCGCGGTGACTTCGCCCGGCACGCAGACCGCAAAGTTGTTGGCGTGGCTCGGCAGCAAGGGCTACGGCCTTGCGGACGTGGCGCGGGCGACGGTCGAGGAGGCCCTGTTGAGCATCGCGCCGCGCCCCGAGGTGGCCGACGTGATCGAGGTGCTTCAGATCAGGCTGCGGATGGCTCGGGCCTCGACCCGCAAGCTGACCCGGATGCTCGACATGAGCGATCTCTACACGGGAGCCCTGCATGGGCAGTTTCAGTTTGTCGGCGCGGGGCGTACCGGTCGGTGGTCGGGGCGGGGCGTGCAGGTGCAGAACCTTCCGCGCGTGCCCAAGGGCTTCAACGTGAACGGGTTCGTGGCGGCAGCCACGGCGTGCGCCGCGGCGGACGACGCCGGAAGGCTCGACGCCATTACGCCCTATCCCGTGCTGGACTGCGTGTCGTGGTCGCTGCGGTCGTGCTTGAAGGCCACGGACGACACCAAGGTGCTTTGGTCTTTTGACTTTTCTCAAATCGAAGCGCGGGTGCTGGCTTGGCTGGCGGGGCAGCGCGACGTTCTCGCGGTGTTCGCGTCCGGGGACGACGTTTACGTCTGGGCGGCAGCGCAGTTCGGCTCTTCGGATCGTCAACTCGGGAAGGTGCTGGTGCTGGCGCTCGGCTTCGGCATGGGCGCGACCAAGCTGCGCGAGACGGCGCTGAAATCCTACGGCGTCAAGCTGACGATGGCGCAGGCGGAAAAGTTCAAGACCGAGTGGCGGCTCAACAACCGGCACATCGTCCAGTTCTGGCACTCGATGGACTTCGCGGCGAAAGAGGCGATCCTGAACCGGGGCCGGGTCTATGCGGTCGGCGGCTCGGGCGTGGCGTTCCAATGCACGGCGCGCACTCTCCAAATGAGGTTACCCTCTGGCCGGGTGCTGTATTACCACAAGCCGGGGCTCGATCAGGCCACGGGCTCGATCAGGTACTGGGGCACAGAGGTCGGCGGGCGCTGGGTCGAACAGCGGACCTGGGGCGGCAAGCTGGCCGAGAACGCCACCCAAGCGGCAGCGCGCGATGTGATGTCCGAGGCGATGCTGCGGATGCGGCGGAGGTTCGGGATGGTGCCGTGCATGACGGTGCATGACGAACTGGTTTATCCGCTTCGCCCCCAACACGACTTTCCGGCGATGGCCGACATGGTGCTTGAAGCGCCGCCGTGGGCGGGCGGTCTGCCACTGGCCGGTGAACACAAGATCATGGCCCGCTACGGCGTAGTTGACCGGGCCCCATGAAGGGCGACAATGGCGGATACCCGACACAACAAACGGCCCCCGCGAGGGTCGCGAGGGCCGCCAACAGAAAGAGGCGCTAGAGGGCTTCGGGCTACGTCCAACCACCACAGTAAGAAACAGCCGATCCACCAACACCCAACACGAAGAAGGGCATCACCGTGCAATACAACCGTACTGACCTCGACCGTTTCCTCCAAGCGGTATTTTTTGAACACAAAGCTCATGGCTGGTTCGCCGATGGCCTGCCGCCCATGCATGTGCCGCAAGGGGCTGCGGGCCTCGACGGCAGCCGGGACTGTTTCATGTCGGTGGCGGCGTTCCCCGCTGGCGGCGGAGCGGCGCGCAATCTGGGCACGGCCTTGGAGGTTCGGGCCCTGGTGATCGACGACGTGGGCACCAAGGTCACGGCGGAGCGTGTGGCGCTGATGCTTGGGGGCCCTACGGCAGAAGTTATCACTTCGGCAGGTAACTCCCAGTGGTGGTACCGGCTCGATCCGCCGGTGCCGGTCGGCGAGTGGCGCGAGTTCTTCGCCGGGGTTGAGCGTTTCATCGGGGCCGGGCCGCTCGACGGCAAGGACGCGGTGCATATTTTCAGAGTGCCCTATGGCGTGAACACCAAGCCGGGTCGCGACGGCTTTCGCGTTAAGCTCGGGCGCTTCAATCCCGGAGCGACATTGGCAACTTCGGCGATGTCGCCGGCGACTTCCCCCGTGTCGCCTGGCGGCGGGACATCTTCAGGGCCCGGGCCCTCAGAGGCCCCAGGGCCCAAAATCCGGGGCATAAGAAATCTTATGAAGTTGATACCCAACCCGCCTGGGCTTGATCGCCAAGGCTGGGTGGATAGGGCACATCGGGTGAAGGCGCTGGCGCTCGACGACGCCGAGGGCTTCGCGGCGTTCGACGAGTGGTCGAAGCTGCACGCCAGCTACGACGCGCAGGCTACGAGGACGCTCTGGGACAGTTTGGGAAAATCTTTGTCGTCGGGCCGCGAGTTGCTCGCCGAGGCCGAGGCGGCAGCGGGGGCGGGGTTCGCGCAGGTGATGAACGCCGAGGCTGGGGCGGCGTTCGACGACGACCCTCCTTCACCGCCTTCGCCGCCTTCGGGGGGCGGCGGCAGCGGAAGTGTCACGCACGTCGATATGGCCGAGGACATCATTCGGCGCGAGAGGGGCGAACTGGGCTGGATGTCCAACGGCTCTTCGCGCTGGGCGGGCTTTGATCCGGTGATGGGCCGCTGGGTGATCGAAGAACACGACGCGCTTATGCGAGCGGCGGTGCGCGACGAGGTGCATAGGGCCCGAATGGCGGCGGCGGTCGATCCAAAGGACGCCCGGCGCATGGCCGAGGGCAAGTGGCGCGGGTCGGTGCAGGGTTTGCTGATGCGCGACCGGCGTCTGATGCTGCCGTTCGACAGGTTCGACGCTGACCTGGACACGTTCGGCGTGCCGGGCGGCGCGATTAGGTTGGGGGCGGGGGGCTTGGTCGAAGAGAGCGGGCGGGCCTCGCAGATGATCTCTAAGGCGATGGCGGTTCGGCCCGCGCCGCGGGGGGCTCGCGGGGTGGCGTGGGAGCGGTTCCTCGACGACTTCACGATGGGCGATCTGGAATTGCGGGCTTGGTGGCAGGCGTTCTGCGGCTACTGCCTGACCGGGCGCACGGATCACCATGCGGTGGTGTTCGTCTATGGCCCCGGCGGCAACGGGAAGTCGGTGTTCCTCGACACCGTGGCGGCGGTGATGGGCGGCTACCATCGGCGAGCGCCCCACACGTTGTTCATGACGCAGCAGGGCTCGAAGCACATGGCTTCGGTGGCTGACCTGGTGGGCGCTCGGCTGGTGACCACTCCAGACGTGCCCTCGCAAGCCTCATGGGACCTGGGGCTCATCAAGTCGCTGACAGGCGGCGGGGCCTTCAAGGCTCAGTTCATGCGGGAGAACTGGTTCGAGTTCGTGCCGCAGTTCAAACTCGTTCTACCCGGCAACGAAAAGCCCGACTTCGGCGGGTCGGTGGACAAGGCGATCCGACGTAGGTTCTGGCTGGTGCCTGCGCTGCACGCCCCAAAGCAGGTGAACATCAATCTGGTGGACGTGCTGCGGACGGAATTGCCTGCGGTGCTGCGGTGGATGCTGGACGGCTGGGAAGCCTACAACATGTTCGGCGGCTTCCCGCCTTGCCGGTCGATTGAGCGCGAGACGGCAGACTATCTCGACGGGATGGACGTGTTCGGCAAATGGAAAGCGACACTGACCAAAGCCCCCGGCGACATGACGCGGCATCGCATGACAGACCTGTGGAGCCAATGGGAAGCGTTTAGGAGCGCGGAGGGGAGTTGGAAGGCTTCGCCTGCGAACAAGCAGGCCCTGTCCACAAAGCTGCGGGAGGCGGGGTTCAACGTGGACCGCGATGAGAAGGGCGCATATGTCGATCAAATTACTATAGTAAAATCAACGGTGTTTTGACAATCCTGACGAGGATGACGAGGGAAATGATTACCGGCTCTATACATATATTCGTTCGTGTTTTGTTCTGAAAGTTCTTATATATACGGTAATACATTCCCTCGTCATCCTCGTCAGGAAGGCGCGTTTTTACTGTACTTTTCGTATTGCCTGCCGTGTCGGCCCATTGGCGTGCCGGTATGTCCGGGGGGTCGATCCTTTAGGTCGATCCTTTAGGTCGATCCTTACAGCCGGTCGATCCTTATAGGTCGATCCTTATAGAACCCCACCCGTGCGCGTGCGCCCGTGCCCGCGCGCCCGCGCGCCCGCGCCCGCGCCCGCGCCCGCGCGCCCGCGCCCGCGCCCGCGCCCGCGCCCGCGCCCGCGCGCGTGCGCGTGCGCGTGCGCGTGCGCGGGCCCGGGCCCCCGCGCGCAAGGGCTCGGCCCGCTGCCGGATGCCCCTAGGAGCCCCTAGGAGCCCCGCTGAGGGGTTTGAATATGGGCCCCGCTACCCCAGTGGCCCCCGAGGCCTCAAAACGCATGGGCGGGGCTCCTATGGCTTTTCGGCTTTTCGGCTTTTGGGCCCCTGACGGGGGCCGCGCGCTCGGGCTCGGGCTCGGGCTCGGGCTCGGGCTCGGGCTCGGGGCGCTCGGGGGCCAAACGCAAAAAGCCCCCGCCCGTTTCGGGGCGGGGGCTCGGGGGCTCGGGGGCCAGGGCCTCGGGGGCCCGGGCCTCAGGGGCTTCGCGGAACGCCCGGGCCTTATAGGGCCTGGAGTGTTTTTACAAAGTGTTCCAGGCCGACTTGAGCGATGGCGGTGCCATGCGGAATAAACACTTCCGCCTTGAAAGCCCCCGCTAACGGGTTACCGATTGAGGCATGGGCGAACACAGTTCCACAATGCTTTTCCAAGTATTCCGCCGTTCGTTTGACGGTCTTTGTGCCGTAGTCGCACTGGCCATCCGACACAACGAATAACACTCTGCGCTTGTGCGGGGCGCGGGCTTTTTGTTGGATTGCCGCTCGGGCTATTTGAGCCGACAAAGGCGTGCCCCCGCCCGCATGGGCCTCAAGCGCGGCGAAGTCCGCCACAACGGGACTGCGCTTGCCTGCCAATTGCCCCGCTCGGGTATAGCCCCGCGTCTGGAAACATTCGACGGTAGCGCAGG